TCGTTCAGGATTTAACTTGGACCACTCCCCCGTCTTAGCAGATCTCATTCTATCATCTGATAAGTTTGATAAAGAAATAAGAGCTGATCTACGAACACCACCAACTACAACTACATCTCCAGTTTTACAAACTATGTCATGACACTCAATAGAAGTAAGCTTTCTACCCCTAGCAACTTTAAATTTATTAATAGTAAAATCAAATAGATCTATTAAAGGCTGTGGCCCACTGGCTCTGCCACCAAATGTTTTAAGTCTGGAACCTGCAAGTCTAACCTTATTTACGTTTACTTTAGGTATACGACAGGTGTACAGATAAGAAACTAAATCTCTAAATGCCCTAGCCCATCCTTCTTTTGAATCAGCTACAGAAATAACATCATCTGTGTGTTCAAATTCTCTATCAGGTATGGTAGGTAAACCACTTACGTACTGTCTCTCTACAGAAAAACCTACTCCTGTACCATTCATCAGTATGTACAGCACTTCATCAAATGCTTTAGGATTATCTATAGGTATGTAGGAACAATTATACCCTGCTATATTCTCTCTTTCCAATGCCTTTCCGGAAGTCATTAAAGCTCTCATGGATGGCATAACCTGTAGAGATAGAATATGTTCTTCTAACTCTTCCCACAATTCTTTTTCTAGTCGAACATTTAAGTTCTTATCTACATGAATAGTAAAGAAATCAATAAGCCTACCTACAGTCTCAGGCCAAGTTTCCCTTCGTTTATCCTCCTCTAACCACCTTGAATATCTTGATAGATGTATAAATGCTTGATATTCTGTTGGTAAATAATTATTACCTGCCATCCCTTTCTCCATATCTCATCTCTAGTAACAACTCTGCATAGTGTATAACCTTTCTTATATCCTCTGCTCCATTCTTAAACTTATGTCTACAAATATACTTTATAATATTTCCCTCACAGAAATCAAGTTCATTTTCTTGAATAAAAACTACAGGCTGTATAAGAAAATCCTTATAGTGATCTCCCCCAACTTGTTTCTCTGTAGCCAACTTATCTTTCAGCATTTTTAAATTATTAGACACCTTTTCTTCTTTGCTCATCCTTGCCATGTACTGTTCGTGTGTTTCATGTGCTGTCATTTTTTAAAATCCACTATTGTTACGTTGCCTTTTTGTTTAGGTTTACCCTCTATTTCTGGTTTAGTAACTTCCAACTCCCTGAAAATTGCAGCTTGACCTTGTACAATTACACTGTCTAATTGTGTTTCCAATAGTTCAATAAAACCTCTCAATATTACATACCCATTAGTAACCTTATTTTCATCTGTTGTGTCATAAGCCATAAATTCAGATAAATCATTTTCACTATCTTTTATTATAATAGCATAAGAGTTTTTTGGCAAGTTACTTTTAAACTTTTCAAATTTTTCTTTGCTGTTCATTTTATCCACTCCTTTGGTACAAAGCTTTCACACCATTGATACCTGTGCCTATCACACCAACCACTATAGGTTGTTTTAGATCCTTTGTATAATTTATTTTTAGCATTCATAAATAAAAATCGTATGTCTAAATCAGGATGCTGTTTACGAATTAACAAATGCTTACCTCTATCTGAAGGATCAAACTTACCCTTTACTTCTATATAAAAATCTTTTTCTTTTATATAAAAGTCAGGAGTATATGTACACTCTCTTATGTAATCAACAATAGTTTTTTCATACTCAAAAGGTACGTCATTTTTAGCCAGTTGACTAGCTATGTCTAATTCAAAATTAGACCGGTATCCATGTGCTTTTTTCAATTATTTTCTTCCTTATCTTTAGGTAGGTATACCATTACAAAAGAATCACACTGAGGACAAGACAAATTTGTTTCTATACAGTACTCAGTATCTTCTTCTTCAATGTCATGATCCCCACCCCATATTAATTCTGTATTACAATGCCAACAGTTCATGGCTTGTATCTTTTTATATCCTTAGGAGGATAGGTATCAAACAAAGCTCCGGATTCTTCCAAAGCAAAATTAAATATCTTACGAGAATTTTTCTTTAACTTCTCTAAACTCTCTGTCCATTCAGCCATATAAAAACATACCAATGCTCCTTTATCAAGTACCTTCTTAACTTTATTTAAATCTTCTATAAGCAGTAGTACTTTCTTATCATAATCATAATCATCCCACCCCCCATCCTCATAGAAACTTTTACAAATTCTTATAGGTATGCTTGTAGAACTTGCTCTCAATTCTCTTATAACATCAGCTCCACCCTTCTGATCCTCTGAATCTGGAAAAGCATACCAAACATTATCATTCATATATATATCAGAAAAGCCGACATCCGTTTGAAAGTATATAGGCATCACATCTCCCTTTTTTTAAGCTTGCTGTACCACACCGATCTAGGAAAACGAGCATTAGAAGGTACCTTTTTATACATAATAGAATCAGGCCAACACGTTCTCTTAAAATCACAAAACCCACAGATACTAGGAAGTAATCTATTTCCAGTATCTTTTATAGTACCATCACTTGCTTTGTATGTTTCTTTCGTGTCTGTAAAACATCTTTTAAATTTTTCTCCTTTTATTAAAGCTTTTAAATTTTTCTCTGCTAAAGCTAATGCCTCTTTCTTATCTTCTTCCTGTACAGCAGGAGCTTCACAAACTGTCCACTCCCCACTAGCTTTATTAACAACTATCCACCCACCGAAATTTTTATCCTTTGCTTGGCTGTACAGATATCCTTGTACAATATATCCAAATACATCATCTTCTTTTATTTTCTTATAGCCACCCATATCTCCAAATTTATGATCAAAAGCATAGGGACTTGCTGATTTAATATCCCATACCTTTCCGTCAATCTCAACATCCAACGTACCAGAAATAGAATTTTTTCCTAATTGTAAATCTACTTTCTCTTGTTCCGATTCTATGTCTATTTTTGCCGATTTCATTACCAAAATGGTAAGAGCTTCGACCATATCCCCAAATATAAACCGTAAAATAGCATTGTACTCTAAATTTTTTTCTACTCCATCCCTTTCCATTTTCTGCTGACAAAGAGGTCTGCCTAAAGAAGACATACGAGGTCTCCACCCTTCCTGTCTATTAGAAAACTGACGAACAATAGACTTTCCACAAGCCTCCTTAAATTCTTCTACAAGCTTAGGGTCTAGATCGGTACCCTCTCTGGATACACGATCTAGAAACCCTTGTACTTTATGGAGTATAAAGTTATTCATTAATTACAGAATCATATTCTATTTCATCTGAAGTAGCTGAATGATATGCTCTCATTATACTATCATTATAAGTTTTAACAGATTCCATAAATTGACGCATGAGATCATCATCTTCCTCTGCCCACGCAACTGTTTTTTGAGGTGTTAGCTCTGCATGGAAGTAGATGTTACCACCTTTTTTCTTCCGTACTGAAGACAGCCCAATATTCATCAGCCACATAGGTTGCTTCTGTCTACTCAGGCTTCTTAAACAGTCTAAAACAGGGGAAAAATTAGCTCCCTTTGCATACCAAACACAAGGAAAGCTATCAATAGAAGTCTTTTTACCCTTTCCGTTTTTGGCATTCTCTAATGTAACTAAACCATATAGGTTTTGAGTACACTTTATACTCTTTTGTACAGCCCACTCCGGACTGTCTTTTGGTAGTGCTTCTAAGGTAGTACGGTCTAGTTTACCACACTTCAACCCACCTTCATTATCGTAAAAATCACTAGCAAAAGATGGTGCTTGTACAGTCTGGCAAGAAAATGCAGCTTGTTCATTATCCCAAACAAAATAGGAATAAGTACGCATGAAAACTCTCATGGTTGCTTTTTCTCCATATACTGTCTCGTCAGGTGTGTATATACTAAACCACCCTCTAGGCAAGCTATTACCCTCACTATCTTCAGCAGCATGGTTAATTGCCAGTCTACCTAGTGAAGATTTAGTTATAGCAATATCTAGTTGGCCTGTTAGTTTCATCATATCCTCTGTAGAGACTTTAGATAAATTCTCCGGCAGAGAAGTATTCATTGTGGTTAATTCAGTCATGATTTATAAACCTCCTTCATGTCTAACCAATTGTTGCCTATTTTAATTTCGATTCCTATCGGCATATCATAATCAATATTGTATCTATGTTTACATTCTTCAGGCAGAGACATCATAGCTTCTTTCATTGTCTCTACAGCTAAATCCTGCTCTTCAGGATACACATCCATTACAATGGAATCGTGTACTGTGTTACATATTATACTGTGCATTTTACGATCTGTCAACAACTTTTTTAATTTTATTAATGCAATAGGCAGAAGATCGGCTGTAGCAAATCCTTGTACAGGATAATTTTTAATTGCTGTTGAGTTAGACACTCCACCATACCTCATTCTATATACATCTTTAAAACTATAGTATCGACCAGAAGGAAGTACAACACGTTTATTTGTAATGGCATCATTTTGTAATTGCTCATGCCATTGAGTAATCTTGCTGTACTTCTGTTTAAATGCACGATAATATTCCATCTGTTTTTGAGTACCAAGTAGACCACCATACAAAGGCTTGAACGTATCGGCCTTTGCATCCTGTCTAGATACACCAAGAACAGATGCTGTAAACGAATGTACGTCAACATTATTCTTAACATCTTCGTACACTCTGTTATCCTGAGCTAAAAAACCGGCTACCCGAAATTCTAACTGCGAATAATCTCCTTCAAGTATGTGTCCACCCTCCCATCTACTAATTACTACTTTACGTACAGGAAAAGTGCCACCTCTTGGCATGTTTTGAAAATTTGGATTCCTTGAGGACAGCCTTCCTGTAGAAGTAACACACTGCATATAATGAGGGTGGATTCTACGTTTCTTATCTAAACCTTTTTCTATTCCTTCAACAAAGGTTTTTAAATATGTCTTAATAGCATTGTACCTTACATAATTTTTCATAAAAACTTTCTGGTTTTCTTTTGCTGTTAGTACCAATCTCTCCAACGTTGGCCTATCAGTTTTAAATCCATGAACAGTTAAGTCATTTGTATTTGTTGCATGCATACCCAACCCTGCATACTCTCTTGTGGATCTGTATACTACACCTTTTTTCTTACAGGCTATACAAATACGTTTCTGTTTACCTACAGTTCCATCCCTTTTCAAAGCATACTTATAACCTATACCACCACAGGCTGTACACCTTTTCATAACAGTTTTAAATAGTGGTCTAGTAAGTCGTACCATACTTTGTTGGAAAGCTCTGATACTCATAGACGTAGGTTTTCTTTTCTTTCTTGTATTCCCCCTAAGTTCATAGCCTAAATTAAAATATCGTGTCCACTGTTTCTTATCTAATACCTTTCTAGAAAATATAATTTTTGATCTGTCTTCAGGACTATCTAAATTCATAGGAGTATCACCCATTAATTTTTTTACTTCTTGAGATAAATATTCTTCCAGTTGCTGTACTTCCTTAGTATACTCTGCCTTTATTTGAAATAAATTTTTAAGACCTATCTGCATACCTTCATTCTCTACATCACAAAGCACTTCACAAAATTCATTCATCAAACGGATGGTAGGTTCAAGCTTTCCATCCAAGTTAGAATATTGAGCATGGAATAATTCTTTGGTTGACTGTACATCAGCTCTTCCGTATTCCTCTACAACTTTCCAAGGTATGTCCTCAAACGACACATTTTTTTTAAAAAATTCACTGATTAAACCAGTTTTCTTTTGAGAGACAGCATATCGTTCACAACACTTCTCAAGAGACAGAGCTACCTTCTCTCCACCTTGCATAACGTATTCTGTTATCATAGTGTCATGTACATTTCCTGTATACGTAAATCCACAAGCTCTAAGCCATTTTAAATCAAACTTTATATTATGGCCTACTAGTAAAGTCGTATTGTCTAAAACTTTTTGTAATATTTCTTTTGCATTGGGAGTAGGTTCTTTTTCCTTATGGTAGAAACAAAGATAATTTTCTTCCCATTTTGTTTCCTTATGATAAGAATCTCTAAGCCCTGCTATATAGCCAACAGAAACTAGCATATTTCCTGTATAGGGATCAGCATCAGTCTTTTTATCTTCTTTTATCTTATATGTAGTTTCTATATCTAATATTGTTGTTCTCATGCTATCTCTCTAATATTCTTATACAGTGTAATTGAGTATTCTCTACAGCATACACCTCTTTAACTTCTTGTGTAATTCTTATTTTTTCCTGCTCACACTCTCCTTCTGTGTCATATTTACGTATTTCTAATTTAGGATCACCGTTAAAGGAAATGAGAATATATAATAGCCATACTGTTTTCATTTAAGTACCACCTCTGAATCTGTTTCAATCCACACTCTAGCTCCACAAGATAGAGGTTTATCAGGCCTGTAAATAACTTTACTTTCTCCTAATATATCTACCTCATGTGCATAGTTATTATCTTTATAAGTTTTAACAGTAATGACAGGTTTATTTGTCCCATGTTTCTGATTAAATTTTATATTATGTTGATTTACATGTATTCTTTTTTTCATTATGGTAAATACCTAGCTTTCTGTATATCTATTCGGCATGTAATTGTACCATGCCAACCAGATAATTTATTTTTAGAAACACAAAGATGACGTACATAATCTTCTTCTCCCCCAAAGTTTTTGCCTATACCAATAATAACGTCAGCCTCAGCAGCTTTTCCTGTTCTGCTATTTTCTAACATACTAAAATCTATTTCCTGTCTATTATGAGCCTCATAAGATGCTTGAGATACAGCCCAAACCATACAGCTATTTCGTTTAGCTATTGCTCTTGCACTTTCATATACAGCCCGTAACTTTTCATCTATTCTTGAATATACTCCCTTTATATTTACTTTGTCAAGCTGATCTATAAAAACAATGTCGGGTTTATTTATCTCTATAAATTTATCTACCTCTCTTACAGAAACTCCTCTACCCTCCAACATAAACAAATTATTTTTTATTTCATTTTCATACACTTCATTTGCCACCTTAATATTTTCCTGTAATTCACTGATATCTTTATTTAAATAAGCACAAAATACCCTTCCCTTTACAAGCTTGCCGGGTTCTTCATTTGCAAAATAAGCTACCTTAAAACCTTGTCTAATATATTCAGCTACTAGATAAGAACAAAAAGTTGTTTTTCCAGTTTCTGGCCTTGCAAAAATAACACCAAGATTTCCTCTACCAACACCTCCCACTCTATCCTGTAGAGAAGACAACTCAAATTTAAACTCAAATCCTTTATTCCAAGAATCTAAAAAGTCAGAAACACTATCTTCTACCCTTACATAATTAGTGCTGTCCTCTGGCTGTTTATCTATAAGCTCATCTAATAAAACTCTTAATCCCTCATAATCACCCTCATTGCCCAACCAAATATCTGTAGCTTTTGAACTTATCCTCTGTGCTCTATCTCTTCTCCAGAAATTTGCTATAAGATCTTGCATTATTTCAGGACTATCCTGTACATAGTGTGTCAGTTCTTTTATTACCAGTTCTATAGATTCTCTAGAAGAATCCGGCATGGAAGGAAACCTATCCCTGTGTAACTGTAAAAGCATTTCTGTTGTTAGATCTTTACCATACTTATCATGTGCAAATGCTATAGTATCAAATACAGTACCCACACCATTAGCAAACATTTCTTTATCTACAACATCACTTGCCTTTTTATAAAACTCAGTATTTAAGCATTGTGCTAAAATTTGTTTTTCAATTGTCAACTCACTTGCCTTTCTTTTGGTAATCCACGACAAGTAAAGTTAGCAGAAAGTGTCCTTCTTTCTCCTTTTCCAAAAAATGGAGTAACAGAATGGAACAACCAATGAGGAAATATTATCATTTTTCCTTCTTCCGGAAAGACATATTCAGAAGCAGGATGTCTAAGATCCAACATTTCTTTTCGTGAAGTTACACCCCAAAGTATTTGTGTAAATCCATCAACATCTCCTGATGCATTGTTGTGATCTAGTTCTATGTAACCTTTATTATTTTTAATACTTTTTGATTTTTCTTTTATACAGTCAGGAACTTTTAGATATAATATAGAAGACATGCCAATAGGAGTAGTATCTGTTTCCACCCCATGATCGTGCAACAAATTATAATCTCCAGAGAAACTATGTACAGTCCAACATTCATATGCATGGGCTGTCAGCTCTCTGTGAAATCCTTGTTTTAGTAATTTCGTAGCACAATTGTCAATAACATTTTTAAACTTCTTTCCAAATTCAGTATCCATAGGAAAGTCTAATTGAGCTGATTTTTTATCTTGCCTTATTTGGCCTACAAGTTTAGATGCATAATCTTCATTAGCTGGAATAGTAGTTTTATCAACATACTCATTAATTTCATTAACAAAATCTTTTGGGAAGTAAATAGTAGCCATAGTCAATATTGGCTTTGCCTCTAATCTAATTTTTATATTATCCATTAAATTCTCCTAAAATTTTTTCTTTTGTCCAAGTTTTAATATCCTTATCCAAAAATTTAACCTGCGTTTGTATATGTACACTTAACTCTTTGGCTATGTCAAGTGATTTTTTTGAAGCATCTTTATCAAGGGCTACGGTAGCCAATTTAAACCTACCTACTATATGTGGTATATGCTCTTTAAGTAAATTAGTTCCCATGAGAGCTACACCACACATACTAGATATAGTAACAGCACAAGCTGATGCACAATCCTCTACTATTACACAAGTATCACTTTCATTGTTGGTCATAAATGGAAGTTTAGAAGATGCATACCTTTTCCATTTAGGCTTTCTTCCTGTAAGACTTCTGCCAACAGCATCAACTATAGTATTGTTCTGGTATACACAGAATACACATCTATCTTCCTTTACATCATACTGTAAATTACAGAACTTTTTTTTATAAGCATATTCTATATTATTATTCTTAATATAATCCATAGCTCTGGCATTTCTCTCTACAGAAATCCACGTTGCTGTTTCTAAATTAAATTCTATCTTTTGTTTTTTGTTTTCTGCTGGCCTCGATATCCCTCCTTGTACTTTTCCACTAATATTACAGCTGGCATAAAAACAATTATACAAAAGAATGTTATGATCATTACTGACAGAAAAAGAATTGCTATGCCCACATACAGGACAATTGCTCCTATATGATAATCCTTCTGGTACAGCCATTGTTTCAATGTAACTTCGTATGTCAATCATTATTTACATGTGTTTGTATTTATACAAGCTTTAGCAGTTTTTACTGCTTCTACTGCTTCTACTGGTACTGCTGTTTCTTCTACAGGCTCAACAGTTGCTATTGGTTGAACACTGCAAGCTCCCAAAAATATCATGGTAGCTAAAAATAGAAATAGTTTCATTTTGCCTCCTTTGCTATTTGTACTAAGTTAGCATCCCCTACGGGAATGTGAAAAAATGGTTCTTTTAGATGAGGTGAATCAACAAATCTAGAGTTTTGTATAGTACCAACTTTAGATTTGTTAACGACATCAGCATCAATAAACCATGCTTGTTTTAAATCATTGTTAAATACAACGAATTTAAAATTGTGATTGGGATATTGTTCTATCCAAATATTTATCAGTCTTTGTTTCCTTTCCGGAATCCGTATTTCTTTCCATAAGGGATTCCATTTGTCTTTCCATTGTGATTTTACTTCTACTTCAAAATAATAATCTTTCCAAGTATAATTTCCATAGTCTTTTTTAGCATATATGTCAAAGTTATAATCTTCTTTACTTACTATGTCAGTATAATTATTGGCAGTTAAATATTTTACCATAGCTTTTCTTGCTTTTTTGTCATAGATAGTGTAAGATAATCTATTAAACGATCTATTTTTGTTTACATGTTTTTCCATAACTAGAACCCTAAAAATTAATGACATTTACCATTATAGTGCTGATAGGAGACTTGTCAACAATTATTTTTTTTTAAAAAGGTATGAGTAATGGAGAGGAGAGGATAAAAAAAAGTTGCTAGTAATGGAATGGAATGGGATAGATAAAAAAAATATTTTACTTGACAAAGTATATATACAGTGTATAATAATAATTATGGAACTTTTAAATGATGAATTTGAAAAAGGTGTATTAAAATTGGTAGATAAATATTCAAAAGAAGGTATGGATTTATCAGATCAAATTACTATGCTTGGTTACTTATGTATAGAACTTTGTCAAAAAAATTTTCCAGACCCTAGAATTGGTTATACTCATTTCTTAACAATTCTTGTACAAAGAATTGTGCATGATATGGGGGATGAACCTCGAAGGAAAAACACAATATTACATTAAGGAGGACAGCTAATGTTTAGTTTTTTGTCAGGGATAATTACCGGACTTGTTAAGAATGCTTTTCTGTTCTTTTTTATCAGAGATAGTGGCAAAAGAGCCGAAAGGAGAAAGAACCTTGAAAAATCTAATGAACTTCTCAAAAAATATCAAGATGTGGATAGTCGTGGTAGGGATATCAAGTCTGTTATTGGTAGGTTGCGTAGGAAGTCTGGGAGGATTGATAAGCAGTGATTGTCCACCCTTTCCTTACCCTTCTGAAAATGTCATAGATAAACTTGAAGAACAAGCACAGTCAGATGAAGAATTTGCAGATTGGCTTGGAAGGATTACAGCTCATGGAGAAAAGATAGATATTTGTAGAGGAGAAGAAGAATGACATTAGCTTATTTTGATAAGAATATATTTGATGTACTTAAAGCTAAATATCTAGCAGAAAAAGATGTAGCAAAGGTAAACTTGTCAATTTTACATAACAAAGCTGTAGGAATTGGTGAACATTCAGATATTGTCAATGAAGCTGATAAATGGATTAAAACTATTGCTGATGCTGAAGATAAGTTAGCTGTACTTGAAAAACAAATGCCTCTTACCCCTGATAAATATTCATAATAGAAATCAAAATTAACATTAAAAAACCAAAGTATTTTTTTCAGCTTGACAGATCAAATTGAAAATGGTACTTTGGTTTTTTGTCATTATAGATAAGGTAAATATAAAATGTACACTATTAGATTAGTAGATGAAAATAAAAATATACTTTTGTCAATCACTACTGATAGCATAGATTTGTCAAGACGATCTGATCAAAAAATGCTTTGTCAGAAAATGTCAGAAGTTATGGAAGAAAAAGATAAAAACCAACTTGAAATGGATTTGTCAGATGGGTAAAATGAAAGCATGGCAAATGGATATAGAGGAAGCTATAGGAGAAGTTGAAGGAAAGGATTTGTCAGAAGTAATATTTCATGTACAGAACAAAGTATTTCCAAAACCTGCTGTATCAACAATTAAAGATATATATAAAACTAGGAATGGGGAAGATGAAGAGCAAAGAAGAGATATATAAAAAGACTATACAGGATTTAACTGAACAATTATATGTAGCATATAAAAGAATAAAAGAGTTGACAGATAAGTTAAATGGGATTAAGGTACAGGAAAGTAGTCAAGAGAAGGAAAAACACTATGGCTGAAAATACTTTTATTAAATGGATAAAAGATGAAGCTGAAGATTATGAAAGGAGAAAAGCTGTGCCTAAAAAGAAAGAAGAAAAAAGTCAGATAAGTGATGCTGTACTGAAACTTGTCAATATTACTAAAGAACTAACAAGA